AGAGCGACATCATCTGGTGATTCGAGCCGCTCTCGCGGTTGAAGTCTGCAAATGCGGCGAGATAGAGCGCCATCGCAGAGAGCTGTGTCAACGAAAGCCCGAAGACCTCGAACGCGGCATAGAACGGGATCGAAAGCCGCACCCGCCGATCAGCGCCAGGGATGACATTCGCTGTTGCATAGACGTTGCCCGAATGATGGAAGAATTGATGCTTGATTCCCCACGTCATGCCGACCATCTCGCACGGCAGGACGGTGCTGCTCCCGCCCTGTGGCGTGACCTTGAGCGGCGCAAGCGAGGAGATGAGTGCGGGAGTGAAGGTCATGTGCGGCCTCTCTTTAAGCCAACGTCAAATTCAATGCGCAGCATGCGATATGCCGCTTGTGGTGTGTCCTGACCGGCTGCCTGCTGTCCGCGTGATAGATCCGTACACATGCCGCGCCGCATCGACTGGATGCAGAGCCCGAAATATTGCAAACCCATGTCGAGCATGAGCACATCCCCAAGCGACTCCAGGTATCCCGGGTCAGGTGTGGAGACGACATCGCCATAGAGCATCGCAATCATGCGGCCGGAAAAGAGCAATTGCGCACCCTCGGCGTATCGATCGCGGTCCTGATCCTGGAGCGTGAGGAGGATCGCCGGCAGGAGATCGGCCGTCACGCCCTGGTCGGCGTCCTCGGGGACTACGGACGGCGTGAAATCGGGATAGTGGTACTGCGATGAGAGGAGATTCCACGGCGTCGAAGGCGTCGAGAGCGTCGGGCACGCCATCAATTGATTGCGCAACTGGATGACGGTTGCAGGAGGGTTGATCCAACTCATCGGCCGGTTTTCCGATCCGGCGTGGCAAGGACCGCATTGTCCCTGCCAATCTGCCACTTGGTCGTGCCCGGTCCGCTCGACTCGATCCCCAGGACGTTCCAGTAGAGGCCCTGAGGGTCGACCAATTGCCAACCGACCGCAAGCGCAATCTGATGGTTCGACACACGGAATGATTGGACGGTGACGAGCACGGACGTATTGCGATCCGAGTCGTATTGCTCCGTCATCCGCTTTTCGGTCGGCAGACCCCAAATATCGAACGCCATCCCGTAGGTGCGCGGATAGGCGGAGGGCTGGCTGGTCAGAGGCTGAGCCTGCCAGAGCTGCGAGGTTGCCCATGGCTTGTCGTTGACGACATCCCGCGACTGGCCTTCGATGATGTCGAAGCGGCTCGCCATCACTTGTCCGCCTTCTCCTCAGTCGCCAGCGCGAGCTCTAGCTCGGCAACGAGCCGCTCATGCGCCCAGTCGTCATTCTTGATGTCCGGGCAGTCATCGCTGGTCAGGATCTTGAGCACGCGCTCAGCGGCCTTGCGCAAGTTGGTATTGTTGAGATCCACGACGATGGGGAGCTCGTCTGTCAGTCGGCCGAGCTCCTCGACGCACGCCTTTGCCGCCTCGGGCGACGTGAATTGCACATTGCCCTTGTCGTCGAGTTCCATCTCTTGCTCGGCATTGTCCGCAGCCTCCGGGGGAAGCGGTTTGAGCTTCGCATGATCGTGGAGGACTTCCTTGCGGGCCTCCTCGAACTCCTTGATGCCATGCGCGATCGCGTTTTTCAGACGCGAGAGATAGATCGCAACCGCACCCTTCGCAGAGTAGCGGCCCATGATCGCCATGTAGCCGAGCGCAGCCGGGTAGGCGAATTGAAAGACCCCCTTCGAGGAGATCGGATCCTTGGCGGGTTCGAGCGGCATTTAGGGAGTCTTTCCAGGTGCGGCGAGGGGTTGGATGGGCGCAGCGGGAGCCGCAGGAGCCGCCGTCGCCGTCTTGATGACATGGAGCTTGACGAGAAGCGTATGGACCCATCCGGAGAGATCGTGCTCCGCCACCTTGAGGGCGTGCCCGGCCTCGATCGCATCCGCCTCGGCATGCTTGCCGGCGGTGCGCAAGGCGGCGATGGCGAGCGCATAGCTGTCGTGCGCAATGCCGAGGACGGTCGCCAGCTTGCCGGTACGCTTGAGCCAGACGATGCCCCATATGATGAGCGCCGCAGCCGACCAGCAGAGGATGAGCTTCGCGTGATCGAGCGCACCCTGGAGAAGCCCGCAGGTGATGAGAACACCGACGCCGGATGCAATCATGCACTCCCCCAAGGTCTTGCCGATCGGCAGTGACGTGAGGATCATGGATGCGATGATCTCGACGACTCCGAGGATGATCGCCGTGACGGCCAGGCCTTCCGCGACATGCAGGATGGCAGCGAGCGGCGCGACGGCTGCGGCTTGATCCGACTTCGCTTTCTCCTCCTTCGCCGTCTTCTCGCCGGCGAGCGCCAGCTTGACCTTCTCCTCGGCCGCCGCGAGATCCGCCTTGGCGTTCACCAGCGATGCATCCGCTGCCGGGAGGGCTGGCGCCGGCTGTGTGGTGGTCGGCGCTGCATGCTTCGAGTCGTCGTAATACCGCGACTCGCATGCGGCGACAACCATCAGGAGCGCCAAGACAGCGCCAAGGATGGCATAGGCAGGATAGAGGAGTCTGTACATGCAATACCTCAGGGTGTCGGCGGCGCCGGGGGGTGCCAGCCGTGATTGATGGCCCAATAGATGACAGCGCTACCGACAAAGACAATGCAATAATCCATGAATCGATCTTTGACCTTGCGGAAAACGCGCGTGGCAATGGTCTTCCCCGTCTGCGGTTTTTTCTCGGTCGCCTCGCCTACCGGATGCGTCTCGTGGATGACCGGATGCGCCGCAAAGGGCGTATTGGCCTGCAAGAGGCTCTCAACACTGTCCTTGAGCGACTGGAATTGCAGCGCAAGGGGCTGCGTCGCCTTCATACACGCGCGCTCCGCCGCGCGCTCGCTGATCCGCTCGATCATCTCGTATTCGTCGGGGGTCATGCGGCGATCAATCCAAGATTCTTAAGGGCGATGACAAGATCCCCGATCGTGTACGCCGTCGAGCCGATACCTCCGCTCCACGTAGTGTTGGTATAGACGATATTCACCGACCCGCCCGTGATGACCGTCGCATAGCCGGAAGGAGAGCCTGGCTGTACAACCGGGGTCGCGTTGAAGAAACCGATTTTCTGCGATGTCGCGGTGCCAATCTTGGTGCCCGTGGATGTTCCGACGACAACGTTAAATCCGTCCGTGATATTGAGATTAGCACCAAAGTGCGTCACTCCGTTAAAGATCGAAGTGCCTCCGCACGAGAGAGCATATGAATTAGTAATAGTGACGTTAGTGCCAGCCGCCGGAGCTCCTGCAATGTAGACCGTCGCTGCCGTAGTAATGGTCTGTGTCGCAGTATCGCACGCATATGTAGGTGTGTTGATCGTCCATTCGTATTGACTTGTTGGCGTGCTCGTCGCCCACTGCCGCGTGACGCCATTGAACAAGACGGCGGGCGATGCGGTGCCGCTTAAAATCGACACGTTGGCTGCCGGCGTGATCGTCAACGCCTGGCGAGTGCCGCCAGCCGCAGTTGCTTGCGCAATTAGAATTCCGCTACTACCGTCAGCAAGAATGTTACCTAGGAAAATTGAATTGCCACCCTCAACGCGAAGTGAGTAAGCGTTCGTTATAGTGACATTAGTTCCAGCCGATGGTGGCCCGGTAATATCAAATGTCGCGGCATTCGTGATCGTTTGCGCGGCGGTATCACAAGAGTAGGTTGGTGCTTGGATGATAAACGCCCGCTGCGTCGCCGGCATCGTGGTTGTCCACTGCACCGTGCGCGCAAGATTCCAATTAACATCAATCGCCTCGACCCCGGAAATCTGCACCGTGTTTGCGGGGGCAGTCAATGTAAACGCATTCTGAGTTGACCCGGCCCGAGGCTGCGGGGCAATCGTCATGCTGCCATATGTCGAAACAGAAAGAAGATTGTTTCCACTTTGGGTCAGTGTTAGAGCGCCAGTTGTCGCTGTGTTATTTATATACCAATCAACAATACCAGTCTGCGTTAAACGGAAATACGAAACCTGTCCGCTATCCGCTTTCGCTTGGAATCCTGATGTCGCGGATGCAACATAGGATTGAACGAATCCGCCGCCGAAGTAGGCGGTTTTAGCGACTGCCAAGCCGCCAGAGATGACATGTGCCGCAGTCGTTGAATTGCTCGCGTCGAGCGTGTTGGCGAAGGTCCAGTATCCAGCACCGATGACACCAGCCGTGTACTGAAGCGGTGTAGTTGAATTGGTTAGATCAGAGAAGACCAGATTACTTGCTGACGTAGAGTTGATATTGAATACGTGCGTTGTTGCGACCTGGAATTGGATGAACGGCGAGCTTGCTGATGAGTTGATGGCCAGGACGGCATTGCCGCTCGTGTTGTTGAGCGTAATGTTGCCGTTGACGGTGGTAAGACTCGTGCCGACCTGAACTGACTTTGCGACGGCGAGGCCACCAGAGATAACATGTGCCGCAGTCGTCGCGTTGCTCGCGTCGAGCGTGTTGGCGAAGGTTACATATCCGGCGCTCGTTGAACCTGCCGTATATTGAATCCACGTCGAAGAATTCACCGAATCGACAATATAGAACGTCGTCGTATTGGCGTGTAATGCATATTCAATGGTGCCATTTACGTAGAATTGCTGCGTGCAATCCGTACCGGTCGGAGCGTTCCATTTGATCGCCGCGTTTTGCCCGGACGATCCGTTCACCGTGATTTGCGGCGCTGCGGCAGTGACGCTGATCGCGCCGCTAGCTGTAATCGTCGTGCCGACTTGCAGTGATTTAGCAATTGCTACGCCGCCGGAAGCGACAAGCCCTGCAGTCGTACTATTTGTCGCATCAAGAGTGCTCTGGAATGCGATATACGAAGCTGTCAATGCTCCGGGATAGCAGACTAGCTGATTGACGCCGTTCGTAGCATCGTACAGAGTGAAGTCGTTTGAGGTATTGCACCCGAAAGTCCAGACATTGGACCCCGCCGTCTGAAATACGACGAGTGCAGAATTAGACGCGGCCCGATTAAGAAAAATAGACGGGCCGGTGCCAGTGCTCGTTCCGACCGTAATGCTCGTACCGTTGAACGTCGCCGTTGTTCCCACACGTAATTGACTAGCAACGGATAAGCCGCCGGCCATGACTACAGAGGCAGTACCGATCGCTGTGGCGTCAAGTGTATTTGCAAACGTCACATATCCGGCACCGATTGCCCCAGCAGTATAAACAATTGGATTCGTTGAGTTTGTCGAGTCCGTGAACGTAAAGCCTGCCGTGGTGAGAAACGTCGGCGTGGAAACACTTGTAAACTTACCTGTGTTTGCTGTCGTGCTCCCGATGGTGCCAGGAACCGCCCATGTGCCGCCAAGCAATTGCGATACGTTGAGATTCGGAACGACTGTCGTGCTTGTGATCGAAAACGGCGCAGTACCAATCGCTAGTGTTGACGTAATAACGCCGGTCGCGGAGATGGTTGTAAATGCCCCGGCCGCCGCCGACGCTCCGCCAATCGGACCGGTAAAGCCGGTATTCGCCGTGATCGTCGTGCCCGTGATGAGCCCGGGCGTCGTTCCCCCGATCGTGCCTGGCGCTGCCCAAGTATTGCCCAAGAGAAGCGAAACGTTGAGATTCGCCACTGCTGTCGTGCTCGACACCGTGAACGGTGCCGTACCCGTCGATAGCGTCGAGGTGATGACACCTGTCGCTGAAATCGTCGTAAACGCGCCTGTGTTCGGTGTCCCGCTCCCGATCGTCCCCGGCGTGGCCCAAGGAATGTCGGCCGTGACCAGCGCACGGAACGTCGGCGCTGCAGCGCTCCCGCTCGTCGGGCCTGCCCATACGTAGTTCGCTGTCTGCGTCGCCAGGGTGCCCGTGAGCGTGCCGCTCGTCGTGACCGGCGAGCCGGAGACGGTGAGGATGGATGACGGAAGCGCGAGGCCGACGCTCGTCACGGTGCCGACCGTGGACGAGAAGGGTCCGACCGTCGCGCCGTTGACCCGGCCGTAGAACCCGGTCGACGTGGACCACAAGTCGCCGTTGTTCGGTGATGTCGGCGCCGCGCCTGGGGTGAGGTTGATGCCGGCGCCGGCCGAGGAGCTCGCGGCCGTCTGCAGGAGCCCGCCGACGATCGTCTCGCCGCCGAGAATGGTCTCCCCGCCCACCGTGAGCGCCCCGGCCATCGTGAGCGCATCGCCAAGCGTCACCGCTCCGGAAACTCCAAGCGTGCCGCCGACCGTGAGATTGACCCCGAGCGCCCCGGAGCCGGCGATGTTCAATCCTCCAGCGCCATCGATGTCACTCGACGTGCTCACGGTCGTAAACGCCCCGGCTGCCGGAGTTGTCCCACCAATCGCCGTCCCATCGATCGTGCCGCCGAGGATGGCGACGGCCGTCGCAGCCTGGAGCGCCATGCTCCCAAGCGCTGCCCAAGCGCCGTTGTGGCGTGCGTAGTATCCGCCATCCTCTGGCGCTTCCTCGATCCCGTTCGAGAGCGAGAGCGTGATCGATTGCGGGCTCGTCACCTGGAGCGAGATGGGCGGAGGGGAAAAGGCCATCGCTCAGCCTCCCTGCGTCGAGTTGCGTTGCAGGCAGACATCGCCGGCGATGAGCCGCGTACGGAAACCGTTGGTGTCGACCATTTCAAGCTGCCATCCGCCGAGCTCGAAGTTGCGTGCACGGCGATTGCCTGCTGTCTTCATCGGCGGGGCCGGGAGCGGGAGATTGTTGGTCGCAGAGCCGGGGAGCGTAATCGAGATGATCCCCATGGACGCATCGGTAACGGCCACTGTCATGGCGATTGGCGATGCGCCCGGGGACCATTCCGGCGTGAGCGTTGCAGAGAACGAATAGCCGGCGATGTCGAGCGGCTCGGTTGGATAGGGCGAGCCGAGCGCGATCGAGAATGAAATGTCGCACCCTTGCTCGATTTGCAAATCAAGCGAGGCGGGGCCGAAAGCGGGCGCGGATGAAGCTCATGGGGATTATATCAACCCTGGATGATTGCTCATCCAGGGGTGACAAAGCCCCAGGGGCTCAGCTATGCGTGTTCTTGATGAGCGCGCCAGCGGTCGGGACGAGCATTTCCATGTCGATGTATTCCCGTGCGCGGAACACATTCGCATTGATGTCCTCGCGGCGATACTCCTCAAGCGCGAACGCGAGAAGGGTATCGATGACGCCCGTCGCCAAGTTTCCGATCTCATTGGCGAGATCGTAGACAAAGAGACGGCCGATGGCGACCTCGACGAAGTCCTGTGCGCCGACCGACTTGCGGAACACGAGCGCGTAGTTGTCGGGCCAGATGAACGAGCGCGACGGCGAGCCGGCGATGGTCGTCGCCTCGTTCGCCGCGTTGACCGATCCGTAGCCGATGATGATCTCGTCGAGACCAAAGGTCTGCGCGAGCACCTCGACCGGGATTTCGTTCTTGATCGCCTTCTCGTACACCGCGCCGCTGTACCCCATGACGTTGCGCACGAGGGTCTGAATCTGCGCATTCTTGCACAGCGTGATGTACAGCGCGTACGACATGATCATCGCATTGCCCGGCAATCCGGTCTGCAGCGCGATATTCTCCTTGGCCAGGATGATGTCGTTGAGCGGGACACCGTTGGCGTTGTCCCATTCCTTGCCGCTGGCCACCGTGACAAGATTGGTGGCAAACAGCGTCTCGCCGGCTGCGCTGAACAGCGCCGCCGCGAGCGCGATATCGCGATCGCGGAGGATGTTCTGGACGAGTCGACGACCCGTGAGCATCTCGGCACGGTCCTGCCCCAGTATTTCGTAGTCTTCCGGGGAGAGGAACTCCTCCAGGCCCTTCTCGGCGCAGGCATAGGTTGCCTGTCCGAGCTCGGAGACGATGCGAGCGTATGCCGTTTTCGGCGCGCGCTGCAGCGACATGGCCTGGTCATTGCTGTACAGATAGCTCGGGATGATTCCGTTGCGTTTCTGCACGAGCACGGTGGGGAGAACGCGATGCGCAACGTACGCATCGTTGGAGAAGCCTTCCTGCAGGATCGGTCCGAGGAGATCCTGCCGGAATGCTGCTGTGGAGGTATTGATCATTGGTCAATGCCTTTCAGTAGGGGAGGACTTCGACGTACTGGCCCGTCACGGTTGTGAAACCGAGCGCGATGCCAACGGCGATGCTTCCGGTGGACCCCAGGCCGATCTGGCCTGCGGCTTGCTTGTAGACGACCGAGCCCGGATTGATGCTCTCCGTGGCTGAGCTGGTCAGGAGCAACGTGCCGGCGCGCGGGAAGCGTACCGGGACCGTCTGACCCGACGCGGAGCGAGGCTCCATAGTCGCGCCAATCCAGTCATTGTTGGCATCCTTCGCGCAGAGCGTGAGCACTGCGTTGGGATACTTGACCAGCAGGTATTGCAGGATGGCGCCAGCCGTGACAAACCCGCGACCGGGGTTGTCCTGGAACTGCGCCGCATTGGTGCCGTAGCTTGTCATGGGTTAGGCCCTCACCAGCTTGGGGTTCTTGGCCAGGACATGCTCGCGGAGCTTGATGCCCCGCAGCGTCGAGCCGGCCGCGATCTCGGCCTGCATCGCCGCCGTGACCGTCTTCGGAGCATCGCCGCTCTCCTGGCGATCCTTGTGCGCGATGGTCTGCACCGCGCCCTTGGCCGCCTTGAGCACTGCGATTTCCTTGTTGACGGCCTCGACATGCTCGACGAGCTCGGCCAGCTTGGCCGCGTGGAGCTTGGCCGCCTTCGCGCCGGCCTTCTCCTCGACCTCCTCGTCGTTCTTCTCGGTCTCGCTCTCCTGCGATTCCTTCTCGGCCTTCAAGCACTTGATGACCTCGTCTTGCTTGGCCATCGCAGCCTTCAAGGCCTTGATCTCGTCGTCGCGCTCGTCCATCTCGGCGGCGCGAACGCCGTCATGGACCTTGGCCGCATCGCCGCTGTGCTCGATATAGAGCGCCGCGACAAGGGCCTTGCGGGCGGGATACTTGGCCTGGAGAGCCTCGCAACCCGCCTTGGACAGACTGGTTTCTGCCATGGGTTTTTCCTTCATAACCGGCGGGTTGCGTGTGGCGGCGACTCTGCCGGTCTGCGAGTCGGCGCCGAAGGTGACGATGCTCGCTTCATAGATGCGAGCGTTCCGAAGCACGTAGAGCGGCAATTCTCCGTCGCCGCTGTAGTTCCGTGCGTTGAGCTGGATGGACTTGCCTGCCTCGACCTTCTCCCATCCGGATGCATCTGCAGGCTCGGCGGAAACGCTCACCTCCACCGGGACGCCGGCTTTGATAAGCGCGCCGAGACGCGCCGCCTCCTGAAAAAGGAGCTTGTTCGAGTCATCGGAAGTATCGATCAAATGCAAATCCATCTCGACGCCGCGACTGGAAATGTCGCCGCGATCCCAATAGCCAATGATGTCTTTGCTCCCCGTCTCATGCGCCGAAAGCGCCGTGATGCGATCGTTCGCAAAGCGTGCCGATGCGAGATCGAGCACGACGCGCACCGGCGAGAGCGAACCGTCCTTCTCCTCGGCCGAGACACCCTTGATGGCCTGGAGCATCTCCGAGCCGGAATTGAGGCGCCAGCGGCCGTGCGACTTCGGATCGCCGTCGCCAACGCGGCCGGGAGAGACATTGGCAATCACGATTCGACCTCCTCGGGATTCTTGGTTTTCTTTCCTGGTGCCTTGACCTCGTCGCCGCCATCCATGGTCGACTCGTCGCCATGGTCGACGAGGCCGAGGAGCTCCTGGGGCTTCATCTTGAAGTCCGGGAATCGCTTGTTGTACTGCACAACCTTCTCGGTCGCGTACTCCAGCTCGATCATCTGCTCATCGATCATCGAACGCCAGTCGGGTCCAAAGATGCGATGGCGCGTCGTGAGCCCGCCCCGGAGCCCGGCTTTCTGCGCCTCGAACTCCTTCCCCTCATCCGGCCAGGAGATGCGAGGGAAAAGCAAGTCGAGCTGGTCCCAGCCCTCGACCATCGGCAGCTCGCCGGATGCGATGGCGTTCGCCAGCATCCAACGGAAGTTGTCGCGGAAGACCGGCGCATAGATCAGGTTTTGCGGAACGACGATCTTATCGCGCGCCGCCTGGACCATGCCGCGCTGGACGTTCCAGGAGAGTCCGCGTAGGTCGTTGTAGGTGATCTCGTAGGGCAATCCGCCATTGGCATTGAATTGCCGCAAGAGCTCGATCATGAAGGGCGCCGCATCGCGGTTCGGCCGCTGCGGGTTGATCGGGATGTATTTCTTGCCGTCCGGGAGCTCAATCACTGCGCCGGCGACGGTCTCATGCCAGTCAATGTTCCCCTGCGGCGCATTGACGAGCCCCCCGGAAAAGCCAGGCGTCGGGGGCTGCGAATCATTCCCGGTCGACGGGGATTGCGCACCGTAGGTGCCGGCATACCCCATGTTCCCTTCCGGGTATTCAACAGCGCCATAGATTTGCGAGCCTTGCTCAGCGGCAATGACCTCCGACTCCATGAAGGAGTCGAGCCGCTCGAAGGAGACCATGCCGGAGACGAGGAGCGGAATGCCGCGCGTCTGCGAGATGCGCGTCTTGATCGCGGCGAAGGAGCACACGTCCGCCGGATAGTTGATCGGCTGTCCGAGGGCGATCGATCCCGTGCGCTCGTCGTACGG